ACCGTGGCTAAGTACGCTAAGATGAAGGAGATACAACGTTAAGGACGGATTAGTAATACACTGGTATATCATGGCGCTATTACTGGCCGCTGGGCGAGCCGTGGTGGGCTTAATTTACAGAATATTGCAAGGCCCACAATCAGCGATGAACATATTGAAATGGCAATACCTAGAGTATTTAGAGAAGGAAATGGAACAATGCAAGAACTCTCCTCGCTGGTACGATCTGCGATTAGAGCTCCGGACGGGAAGACCTTCGTTGACGTGGATTTTAGCTCAATTGAAAACCGAGTTGGCGTCTACTTGGCGGGGCAAAAAGACAAAGTAGAATTATTTAGAAAGGGATTAGATGAGTACAAAACATTTGCAGCAGATAATCTTTATCACGTCAGTTATGACGACGTTACTAAAGATCAGCGCCAAATCGCGAAGTCAGCGGTTTTAGGGGCGATGTTTGGCCAGGGCGCTAAGGGCCTGGTGAAGTACGCCGAGGGGATGGGGGTTAAGCTGAGTGAGGCTCAAGCCAAGAACGCAGTCGATGGCTACCGCAGTTCGTATGTGAAAGTGAAGGAGCTATGGGCATTGTGCGAATCTGCCGCGATTCAAGCAGTAGAAAATCCCGGTAACCCATTTCGAGCTGGGAGTAAGATAACATTGAAGATGGCCAAGAACGCACTGTGGATGCAGTTACCATCCGGCCGCCTTATTTGTTGGCAGAGGCCACAGCTCGAGCTGCTCACCACTCCTTGGGGACAGCAAAAGGTCGGCGTCACGGTGCACAGCCAGAACACTTACACTCGGCAGTGGAGCAGGAACCAGCTTATTGGTAGTTCGTTGTTTCAAAGCGCTGTGCAGGGTACCGCTAGGGACTGTCTTGCCGTGGCTATGGTTAATCTTGAGAAAGCCGGTTACGAGGTGATCAATAGCATCCATGATGAGGTACTGCTCCTAGTTGAAGAACAAAGCGCGGAGTCCGCATTGGTGGACGTCACAAACATTATGACTGTACCACCAACGTGGGCTCCCGACTTTCCTCTCGCAGCGGAGGGCTGGGTAGGCAAACGCTACCGCAAGTAATTATTTAGGTACTGAGTAATACCTGTCACCCATTTTTACAATCTTAGATCCGCGTTCTTCTTCCGCGGCCTCTGCCTTGTAAAAAGTTGGGTGACTTTTTCCTTTAAGGACGACGTAGCTATCTTCAGGCAATCCATGAAGTGCTCGTTCGTCATCAGATGTGGGTGCTACAGATCCCCAGTGTCCTTGATTGTCACCGGTTCCTGTTGGCCCCATACCATAAGCTAAAGCTGTCTGGTAATCATAATCTTCACCTTGAGGATTAAATATGGCACCACCAGCGGCGTGACCTTCAACCTTAGTAACAGGTGTGGGGTTGAACAACAATCCCACGTCGCCTGTGTGGTACCCGCTGTATCCAGAACCTTTAATGAGGCGTTCTAATTCATTGGCATGCACCGCAGGATCAACCACCTCACGACCCATAGACATCATGTACGGGTCAAGTGCCTTGGTCTTAGCTATCTGCCTAAAGCTCTCAGGGTCCTCGGCCAGGTTGTACACACCCGATGCAGTCCCCTGATACTTTTGATTACCAAGTCCCTGCTCTGGGCGCATTGTATCCCCACCCTTGTCTACATAGAAGTAACTACGTGGTCTCAGCTCCGGCGCATCTTTAAGACGCGCTGCCTCTGCACCTTTTATGCCTGTACCGTACATACCCGGCTCTAAGCTAGTAAGCGCAGCCTTGTTGCTGTAGTGCAAAAATGGCACATCCTCAGCGAACTTTAATGCCTTCTTAATGATACCACCAACTTGATATCCTTGAACAGCACCACCCTCGGCCTTCATAAAGTCTGGATTAGCCGCCTCATCTGGGTTAAACTCAGCGAACTTGCCACGTATATTCTCTGGCTTTAAGACGCCAACGTTAGGAATACCACCCTCTACTACGTGGAAAGTATCATGTCCTGTATCTTTTAAGTGCGTTAAAAAGTCTGAGTTTTCAATTGCTGTCCAGTCACCTCGGTTTAAACCTTTTTCAAGACCTGCGCGCTTTGGATACTTTTCAACAAAATCAGAAATGACTTTTTGACCTTCCTGTGTATCGGGATGCCAGTGTTGACCTAAGTTAACACTTACAGGATACATAGTTGAGCCTGTTTTCATTTTGCCACTGTTGTTCATTGACAAAAATGATTCCGCAAACTCTGGGTCCCTAGTTACAAAGGTTGCTTTTGGTGTAATGTACATTGGATCCTTAGCAGACTTTGTGGGATCAAACGCCTTGATATCATTAGCTGGACTGCCATGATAAAATCCCCCAGTAAACTGGTTCTTAAAATCTTCTTGACGATTACCAAAAGCTGTTTGATCACCGGGGTGTACAAAGTGACTTTTACTAAACTCGCTGCCCCAATCAGCAGCTTGGGGTCCGGCTAAAACGGCCTCATTGGTGCTATGATTTATACCTGGAATAGCTTGTTGTTTTAAGTCTTGTGATAATCCAAATAGTCTGTCATTCAACGACCCTGGGGCACCTTGAAGGGTGACTCGGCTAGTTGATTCAAACGGACCAAACTTAGTCCCAGGCTGTGCTGGTATAACATCATGTGCAGTAATTTTAGCACCCGGAAAACGCGCCCTAATAGCAGCCTCAATCTCCGCGTTGGATAGTACATTGGTCGCCTTGCCAACATCCCGTCCAATGTTTAAAGATAGCAGAGCCTTTATCTGTGCTAAACTTGGCATTATTTCTTTTTCGCCTTTTTAATCTTACCACCTTTTTTGTGGCCGGCTGACTCTAAACCTTTAAGATATTTATCAGTAATTTGTTGACTTGGTGTAGTACGTGTCAAGTCATAGTATCCTGGTTCACGACCTTTAAATTCTTTAAATTGATTTATAAAATCAGGAATACCGAGCTCTTTAGGAACAGGACTAAATGCAACACCTTTGTCCTCGCCTTTTAGAATGTATGGAAAAGCAGAGTGCAAATCAGGACGATGCTCTACTTCACCAGTAAGGTTAAATAGTCTTGTGCCTATGGAATGCGTTGGTGCACCAATAGTCATTGGGTCTGTCATCTCCTGCATGATACCAGGATAATCAATTACACGACCTTTAGTCCCACCAACACCCTCACCACTTAATACTTTAGAGACTTCACCGCGGCGGTTAAATGTGTCGCCGTATTGAGCTAAGTGCTCTGGGTTTCCAATATCAAATCCCTCAGGAAACATACCCTTAGTAGTTGGTGCGTTAGTCATTCTAGCATTGATACGAGCTTGCAGCTCTTTAGGTAAGTTACCCATACTGGCTTGACGATTAAATTCTTGTGTCAACGCATCATAGACGTGCTGGTTAGAATGGTGTTGAGTCTCACTACCAATCATTGGAGTCCACAATGCCTGTCCTTCAGGATAGCGCTTGTTGACATTCACAATACCACTTGCAGTTGGCTTTCCAGCAACACCCCAAGCTGCACCAGCGTAGTCCGGATTCTCTAATTGAAATTTAGAAAAGCCAGGACCACCTAGGTCACCACCTGTTGAGCGCATTCTATCTGATTGTGTTAAATTCAAATACTTACCTTCATGCGGCGATAAAGCCTCACTGGCACGCATTATTTTTGTATCGGTTGGCATCATGTGTGCAATACCACCTATCTTGGTGAGGTACTGCTCCATTATATCTGCGCCCTTAGGCCCAAGCTCTCTAAGTGCCGCTTTACCGACGGACTTAGTTGGGCCACCAAGAAAAGGGAGAACGTTTCCTGCAATACCATAAGGCTCACCAGCCTCGTACCCTTTTAAGTAGCTTGCGTTTTTTGGGTCAAGCACAGAAGGGTTTTGTTGAGGGGCACCAAGCGCTGCATCTAAAAAGCCACTACCTGAACCTACTTGACGGCTACGATTAATTTGTGGATAACCAACGTAGGCGCCTTGATCTTCCACAGAGCCACCATCTGCTAGGTGCAGACCTGGGTGTTTCTCAGCCAGTGTGTCTAAGTACTCATTGAGGTACGGAGCACCAGCTGCGATGCCCATACCAATTGGCATCAACAACGGATGGCGTGTAAGCGCCGCTGCACCACCGAGGGCGCCAAGACCACTCACTGCGGCACGGCCGTACTGGCCCTTCATGGCGTGCTCCACGGCGTTGGTGCCTTGTAGGCCAACGTCAAGTCCACCAAGCGCACCAAGGGCGCGGCTACCTGCCGTTGCCATACCATGCGGGCTAATTGTTCTGTTTAAAAAATCACCAACATTCTCAACACCACGACGTGCTGCTTGTACTGGAGCACCACGCAAGGACTCCATAAATCCTGGCTTAGCGTTTAATTCTTTGTATGCGTTCTCTACTGCCTGCAGGCGAGACGCACGAAGATGTGCAATACGGCTTACCTCTGCTTGGTTGTGTGCGTTTCTTGCCGCGTCTTCTTGAATTTTTAATGACTCTAGTTCCTTAGCGACATGTTCAGGAACAGAGAATGGTGTTGCACCACCCTGAATAGATTTCATGCCGGGGAATTGCTTCTCTGCGGCTATTGCCTCCTCTGCAGACTTACGTACACCAGAGTAGTCACCCGTCTCACCGGTACCATAAAATAAACCCTTACCCTCAGGGTTTACAAACTGGCTACGACCATAGTTTGCGTTAGGGTTAGATGGGTATCCCTCAACAGTTACAGAGCCTTGACGATTCTTAATTGCCTGTGCGGCCACATCTGTTGGGCTCTTAAATGTTGGTGGGACTTGAGGAGCTGTAGCAGCCTGTGGCTTTAGCCCAGGGATACCATACTTGTCAAACTCAGATTTTAATCCAGGGCCTAACATAGCACCACCAACCACACCAACAGTACCTGCAACAAAACCCGGCGCTGAGTAGTCTACATTTGTACCTGGGATGTTTTTTGGCTCTTCTGTTGTAGGGGCGTTGTCTACGGATACCCCACCAAACTGAGAAACAGCCGGAGCTTCATCTTCTACAGCAACACCGCCGAATTGACTTTCAGCCATTATGGTTTCCTAAATTGTTTACCGTTTTCAAGATATACTGTACCCTTTGGTAATGCGTCATACTGTGCCTTAGTAGCGACAGATGGCGGGGCCTCTGGGACATTAGCCTTCATGTTAAAACCTGGGTTGCTCTTTAAATCAGCGGGGTTCATACTTAAAACATTTGCCAAGCGGTTATTGTGCTTATCATTTAATGCTTGAAACTGATCGCTATCCAAGAAATCACCAAAGTTCATACCTTTATTTTTCTTGTACGCATTATAAACCTCAGCATCAAACAAGGCACGTTCACGTAATGTGGCTGTTAATGTCTTTAGTTTTCCGATTGGATCATTGACAGAGCCAACGGCCTTTTGCACTAAGCCACGTTCGTTATCTGATACCGCGCCTTGGCCTTTGAGGTAGTTTGTGGACCACTCCAATTCATTTTGTTTCATAAAGCTCTCTAACTGCGCAAACTTACGAATTGCTTCTGGGCCTGCACCAGACTTAGCCAAGTTTTCTTGTAGTTCCTTAAGACCAATAGAACCAAAATTACCTGCCTCAATACCGGCCTGCATCTGGCGAACAAAAGCATCTGCCTTAGAGCCTGTTTGGTACTTGCCAACCATATTTTTAACCTCAGGGTCATCTAATAACCGCATTGTGGCGTCTTGAGTAACCTGACGTGTACCAGCGGACATACCCTGTGTACGTAGTGTGTTTTCACCCGCGGAGTACAGTTTACCAGACTCAGTGGCCTGAGACGTAGCACCAGCAATAGGTACTTCTGCGCTCTTAGATTTAAACTCAAGGTCTTCCTTAGTGCCGGGAGCAAACGGAGAAACAACCCGTTGTGGTGCAGCTGGAGCAGGAGCTACAGGAGCAGGAGCTTGAGGTACAGGGGCAATAGGAGCTACAGGAGCTACAGGAGCGGGGGGTCTTGTTATTTGAGGCGGTGCTGGTGGGCGTATTGGGGGAATAGCCTGAGGTACAGGAGCAGCCTGAGGTACAGGAGCAGCCGGGGTCGCCGCAGGTGCACCACCAGCAATACCAGTTGCTGTACCAAATGGTGTAGCCTGTCCAGTACCCGCGGTGCCTCTAACATCATGTGGTACAAAGGCACTGGCGCCAGCGAACTTAGTCAATACAGCCGCAGGTACGAGCTTGGGATCAATTAGACCGTGCTGTACCATGTATTGTACGTCCTTGATCATATCAGTCTTATTGGCGTTCTTAGCTAAATATTCTTGAATAGCTTTTTGGGCCCCAACGGGATCTCTTAATGCCTGATTGCCAATACTTTGACGAAGGGCCGGATCTTCTACTAATCCAAGCATACCTCCCTGTTGGACCATGGATGATCCAGAGGTGGGAGCGCCTGCGGTAATGTGTGATGGAGGTAATGTGTTTGTAGTACTTGCATTGGTGGGGCTACCAAATAAACTTTCTTGAAGTGCCTTGGTTTGAGCCATTCCAATTTTAGCCTGTGATAACTGGCTACGCATACCAAAGAGCTCTTGCTCCTGACGGGATTTATCTATTTCACGATTACGTAAACCTTCAGATGGCCCAGCGACGCCACCAGACCACCAGGCCTGCGCGTCCTTCATGTTCTCCATGAAGCTACCCTTCTGGGCTTGCTTTTCATCAATAAGTTTTTGCATGTTGGCCAAGAGCTCTGGGTCCACACCAATAGCACCTTGTGCTGTTGGTAGAGCATAGGGTCCGCGGGCTGCAGGGGCCTTGCCATAGGGTACCGCTGCAGCTTCCGGTGCAACTGCGTCTAATCCGGACTGTACTGATGTATCGCTATCTGGTAGTGCCATAATGATTCCTTAAGGGATAGTTCCGTTTGTAGCGTCGTATGTTGTATTTGGATCAACAGCGGCGGGGGTACTTGGCGAATTAGCCCAAGACCACAATTGATTTAGTAAACCTGGTTGTACAGCAGCCTGGTATCCAGATGAGCCCTGAGTTCCAACAGCAGCAGATCCTGCACCAAACAATTGGTTAAGTATTCCAGTGTTTGCACCACCACCTAAGGCAGTAATCAAACCACCAATTTGGTTAACAGGAGATAAGTTAGTTGAGTTAGAGACTGTCTGACCTGGGGTTACTGAGGACAAGACATTACCTAGGTTTGTTGCGTTAACGTAAGGTGATGCCTGCTGGTACTGACCGGTTGTCAATAGATTGTTAATATTTTGTTGACCAACGTTACCAGCTGCAGCACCAGCATTTACACCGGTTGCTTGGTTCTGTAACGCGGCTTGGTTCTGTGCTGTATTCAGTGTTGCCAAGGCGTTTGCCTTAGAGGTATCAACCGCTGTCTGACCACGTAAGCCACCAAAGTTGCCAGAGCCAATGTTACCGGCCTCAACCGGTGCCGTTGTGGTTGGCATTAGTTGGTTCAGTTGTTGGTTCTGTGCCTGAAATAATCCACCTAGTGCAGTGTTTGTATTTGGTGTTACATTACCGGAGGCATCTGTGTTCCATGGATTAGCCGCACCACTGGCAATGCTCTGCAGTGTGCCACCGGCCTGTGTGAAGGCGTTGGTTGGTCCAGATAGTGCATTAACAGCGTTCTGCCCAACGGTCTGCTGTGGCGTCGGTGCACCAGCGTTAGCTGCTTGTGCTTGACTAACAACGTTCTGTTGTGCTGTGTCATACCAAGACGGCATTGCCGTTGTCTGTACACCTGTGTTGGAGATTAATCCACTGAGTCCTGTGCTTGCCATTATGCTTTCCTTTTTGCTTCTAAGAGATAGCCCAATGGGCCTTTTGAGTCTGGTGGTAAATCTTCGGGTTTATTGCTTTGCTTATGTGCGCGAATTGCTTTTAAGAATTGGTCTAAAATTTGAGCACCACTATCGTTACTACCGTTGCCTAAACCGGATACCACATCGGCAGGGATCACAAACTCACCATTTGCCAACATCGCTGGTACTGAATCAGATGTGCCGGTACCGCCACCTTGAACAAAGTGCTGTAGTCCGCCCTCTGAATAAAATTCTGGGTTGTGGCCTTCAATCTCGCCACCCTCGGAGTGACCTGGGGGCATGCCCACTAATCGACCACTTAAATCTCCGTATGCGTGGCCTGGTAGACCCATTAAACCAACGGGGCCCTTTGCCTTAACAATGGATGGGTTCATGTGCGGAAACCCTGTCTGGTTGTAGTTATATGTTGGTGATGGCAACCCACCGCCCTCAGCCATTTTGGCAGGGTTTACCGTCTCAGAAAGGGACTGTATAGGGGACTGGCTGTACTGAGTGGCAAACAACGGTGACGCAGTCTCAGTAATTGTTGGCATCCCTAAAAGCTGTGCTTTATGTGCCGCAGCAATGGCAGGTGTTAGATGATCTATCCCAGTGCTGGTTTGTCCGATGGGGTTGTATGTCCCACCAGTTAAATCTGAGGCTGAGGTACTTCCCCCTGATGCGAATTGTTGTGGCATAATTGCTGGCATTGATCCTGCTCCTGTGTTTGGTGTGTATACCATATTTGTCTCTGGTGCTACTGTCTCTTGCGTGGAAGGTAGTCCTACTAATGTAGCCTGTTTACCCCCACCCAGTGTTCCTACTAGGTTAGTTAATGATCCGGTACCAGACTGTATCTGCGGCACTGTAAAGCCATAAGACGATGAGCCTGTTCCTGTACCGCTACCGGTGCCTGATCCTGAGCCGCTACCGGAGCCTGTGCCGGTTCCAGTGCCGGTTCCAGTGCCGGTTCCAGTGCCGGTTCCGGTACCTGTGGTACCTGTTCCAGTGCCTGTTGCTCCTGCGCCTGTTCCTGTTGTCCCTGTACCTGTTCCTGTGCCGGTTGTTCCGCCGCCTGTTCCAGTGGCAGTGCTACTAATCTTAGAGCCTGTTCCAGCGGCTGTAGATTTTATTACAGAGCCTGTGCTGCTAACTGTCTTGGAGGAGCCATCACTAAACGAGGTTGTTATGTTACCTGAGCTATCTGTGGTCTGGCCTACAGGAACTGCAGTAGTAACAGAGCTAGTACCTGTACCGGTTGCTGATAATACAGGAGCTGTTGTTGGCGTTCCACCACAGTTGACCCTGGGGCGTACAAATTGTTTAATAAGTTTTGATAGACAGCTAAAACATCTACCGCCCCTGTTGAACCACTTTCAGGAGCCGTTGCAGTTCCACCGGCGCTTGGTGCTCCAGGAGCTCCTGCTGTGCCTGTTGCTCCAGACCCTGCATTACTACCACCACCTCCCGGGGCTCCTGTGGTCGGAATTGTCTTAGGCACCGTTGGGTCAACCGTTTTAGGAACAATTAACGCTCCTGTTGTTGGGTCTAATTTTGTTAAATCAATCGGTATGATTACTTCTTTATTTGTATTTTGTTGTAAAACATCTTTACCATTTATGTTTACAAGGCTGTATACTTCGCCATCACCACCATAATATGTTTTAGTTGCTCCACCAAAAGATAATGGGGTATACAGGCTATTTTGTGAATTTAAAGCTGCACCACCTGCAGTACCTGCTCCTGTCCCCCATAATGCCGCATTTGCTCCTAAGGGGCCTGTAGCATCCCCAAAACTAGCAACAGAAGTTGTTTTTGCTGGTGTGTAATTTGTAACAACACCGTCTTTAATAGTTTCAACGGAACCATCTGAAAATTTTGTTGTTGTTGATCCGTCTGCATTAGGCTGACTACTAACAGGTTTAATTGTTTCAGAAGTTGTTTGCCCTTGGTTAACTGTAACAGAAGAATAACTTCCTACAGGAGTGACTTGACCAGCATTATTTACAAAAGTATCTTTTCCAGCGATAACTGCGTTATCTTGTTGTTGTTGGTTATAGGCTATAACCATTTGCTTTGTTTCAGCCAATGCTGTAGCGGGTGTTGCCCCAGGTATTTTAACAAGTTCGTTATACGCGGCTTTGCTTGACGGATCTAGTGCGTTATACGCCTGAACATTTGCGGCAGTTGCAGCAACAGATACTGGGTCTGCACCCGGCTTAGACATCTGCGAGTTGTAGTACGCAATGGCCGCGGGGTCAGTTAAGCTACTTGGTGTATTAATATTTGTTGGTGCTGTATTAGTACCAAATATTTGACCTAACGCAGTAGTTAATACATTTGTATTGCTTGGTGTTCCAGATCTAACTTGCTCAATATAACCATTTTGTGAATCAAGATTCAACATACTGGCATTGTTAGCAACCGTCAATGCCTGTGTGGTGTCTAATCCCTTACTAATTGCGTTCTCGTATGATGCTTGTTGTGACTGGGTTAGGCTATTAATCTGTGATGCGCTTGTATATGCTGCATCTAACCCAACACCACTTCTAGCGTCATTGTAAAATGTTTGCTGAGCGGTAGTACTTAACTCAGAAATCTTTGGTGCGTATGCCAACGCGCTTGAGGTATCTAACCCCATGTTTGTCCCGGACTGGTAGTAGTCCTGATTTAGTGTGCTTAAGCTATTTACACCAGAGGCGGTGTTTAATGCTGCCACACTATTCTTTCCTTCACTTAAAGAATTAAAGAAGGAGTTCTGTGCAATATCAGATGCCGCCGTTAAAACAGGCGCGGTAGTTAACGCGTTAGACACTGTTTGCCCAGTATCTAGAACCTTACTAAACATCTCCTGCTGCGTAGTTGTCATTGAATTAACAGATGACGCAGTAGCCACCGCAGCGTTTAGGTCTGGGTTCTCTTGGTAGGCCTTACTAAATGCTGTCTGTGCTGTAGTGCTAAATTTATTAATTGTCTCATCGGTGTGCAACGCGGCCACTGCGGCGTTACTATCTGTACCAAGTTTTAACGCATCAAAGTACGCAGACTTTGCAATATCCGAGGAGCCATTAATAGTTGGTGCCGCCACCAAGGCATCTGCCGTAGATACGCCTGTATCTGAAATCTTGCTAAACATACTCTGCTGGCTGTCACTCATCGCATTTACTGATGATGATGTGTTTAACGCCGATGAGTTATTTTGCCCTTCGGACAACGAGTTAAAGTACGCCTTCTGCGCAATATCAGACTGACTTGATAGCGTAGGCGTTGTTGTCAGTGCATCTCTTATATCTACACCAGAGCTAACAACCTGACTAAATAGGGTCTGGTCCTTAGCTGCCATTTCATTTACTGAGGCTGATGTACTCAATGCTTCAGTGTTACTAACACCTTGGGCTAAAGACTTAAAGTAAGTTTCTTGGGAGATACTTGACTCTCCAGCGATAGTAGGTGCTGCAGATAATGCGTCGGTGGTATTTACACCAGCCGTCAATGCTTTACTAAATACCTCTTGCTGAGTGGAGTTTAATCCTGTAAAATCAGAAGTATTAGTAAAGGACTGATTTACAGTTAGTCCCTCTTTAGTTGCCGCATCAAATACTGACTGCTCGTTTGGCGACATCTTATTGTAGTTCTGCACATCAGTAAAGGCATTAGCAACGGTACCACCCTGCACCATGGATGACGTAACAATGTCTTGCTGTGTTTTATCTAATGCTGCAAAATTTTGAGCATTTTCCAAAGAGCCACTTACGGCGGTTCCTTGATTCAATGCAGCATTAAATATATGCTGCTGCTGAGAATCTAATGTGGCGTATTCCTGTACGTTGCTAATTGCTGTACTGACGCTGTTATTTTGCCCGTATGCGGTACTGTATAGTGCTTGCTGCGCTGGTGTTAACGCCGCCACTGTCTGGGCATCTGATAGTGCTTGTGTGCTACTAATACCATCTTGTAGTGCGTTATTAAATGCGTCTTGGGCCACTGTCGGCATTTTATTAACTTGGTCGGCAATTGCCACCGCAGCAGATGGTGTATCACCTGACTGAACAAGTGAATTAAATGCCTGCTGTACTGACTCTGGCATATCGCCAACGCGCACAGTAATATCTGTATTTTGTGCGTTAGCAAAGGCATCTACACGGCTCACACCATTGGCGGTATCTTCATTGTATTGAGCAATCGCCTCGGGGGACACCAGTTTATTAACATTGGTCTGGTCAATAATTTGGTTTACTGCTAAGTCTGCCGCGTTTTTAACTAACTCATTAACAGCCGTTGCTTCATTTGCATTAAGTTCTGCTGTTTGTTGGCCAAGCTGGGTTGTTAAATTATTCACATCGGTAGATAGGGATTTTGCCGTATCTGCCGCAGTGGTTACTTGATCCACATAGCCTTGGTAAGTTGTTTTTACATCTGACAACTGCGTCATTGTTTTGCCAAATACATCAACCCCGCTATTATACTGGGCCGCGCTATTATTTAATGCTGCAACGGTTGGTAGTAATGCGTTGTACTGTGCGGTTAAGTTGTTTCCTGCAGCAATCCAGGGGGCTATCCAACGGTCGTATGTATACCCGGATGTTGAATTATTAAAATACCATGACGCGGATGAATAGTTATATCCAGGCTGACTTGCCAGCCAGTTTAATCCTGAGGTCCAGTTTGCTTTTGCGCTATCATAGGCGTTTAACGCTGGTGTGTACCCGGTAGCAAACTGACTATCGTACTGTGCCTTCTCCGTGGTAAACTGTCCAGCAATAGTGTTTAGACTATCAAACTCTTGCTGGGCCGTTGCCTCAAGTGGACTAAGTGTCTGGTTGTAATAGTTTGTTGCTGTTGTCTGTAAAGTATTAGCTTGGGCGACGGCATCTGTTAAGGCAGTTGACTTTGTGGTTAACTGGTTAAAGGTGTCCTTGATTGCCGCGGAGGCCTGGTTGATGCCCCAGCTTGTTGCTGATAATACACTAGACTGGGCAATAGCATCACCAATGCTTTTTCCACCTAATATTGCCTTTGCCGCCGCGTTGGAGGCTGTAGCAACTAATGTTGAGCTAAGGCTTCCCTTATCAAACATGGCACTACCATCGGAGTTCTTAAGTGTTGCTAATTGAGACTGGACCGCGCCAGACACAGCACCTGCGGCGCCGCTTATTAATATTTGGTCTAGTGACTTCCCACTAAGCGCTGCAGCTGCGGCGGGTGCTGAGGCACTCGTAACAATTGTTTTTAGTACCGAGGCTGTGGTTCCACTAAATCCATAATCCATTGCGGTGCTGGCGGCTAAATTACCTGCCATATTACCTGCGTTTGCTGCTGCGTATGCTGATGCAGCAGACAATGCAATTTGTTGGATATCGCCGCCATTGGCTGCGCTTACCGCTGCGGACGCAATAATTGCCGCTCCGGCTGTATCAGCAAGTGCCAAACCCGAAGGCCCCAACATATACGTTAATGCTATGGCCTCAATAAGTGGAAGAGGCTTATTGGTAATCTGCTTAAATGATGAGCCTACCGACGCAGAAAATGACCCAACATCAGACACAATTCCTTGTGCAGATTTAATAATTGAAGTACCAAAGTTTGATAGTTCTTTCCCTGGATCAGACACTTATAGACACCTTGTAGGTCTGATGGTGAACTGGATGCAGTCCGGTATCTTCAATAACCGCATTATACCCTAAATGCTGAATAGCTCTTACTGTTGGTAAATCATCTGTAAATCCATACACAGAAGTAAATCCTGCGGCGTGCATCGCTTTAGCAAACTCTTGTAGATTACGTAAAAAATTCTTCGGTACATCCGCGTTAACAAAAAATATGCGTGCCTTTTTTGGCTCTTCAATCAAATAGAAAAACAAAGAGTTTCCATGGCGAATGCCACGTACTTGGTTTGTATCTAACAGCTTGTGAACCTGGGCGTACATCTTTTTCCAGTCTTCACCGGATTTCTTTATCTCTGGGGAGTGCCTAAAGATTTCCTGTTCCGACATGCGGCCAGAAGCATCTGTTAAAGGATGAGACATTTACTCAGTGATATTTTTTACGCGGGCGGCAATTGCTTCCTCTGCAGCTTTTGCAAACACTGGATCAATTTGATCTTTTTGATGCTTAGCTAACATAGCGTCAGATACCGCTTTGTCGTTCAGGTATTTCATTGTTTGTTGTCCGTGCATGATATTTCCTTTGTGTTGATATCTATATCTATATCTATATTAATGCAAAAAAGAGCTACTTTACGCCCTAAATTGATGGGCCATTGACGATTAAAGTAAACTCTCTGGCCCAGTCCTGCCACGTGGCAAACTCTTTTGGGCTAGGCACTGGGTACGCCGCAAATACGTGCATCTGTGACATATTCTGTGCTACTGACTGCCAATTTTCTTCGGGGGCAAACATCATTGGTTCTTGGCCGTAGTGAATTGCTAGGTTACCATTAAAGTCATCCCAGCTCATATAATCTGGCACACACGGGAAGTACTGCTGTATGGTGTTTTTAAGAAGTGGGGTGGTCAAGGACGTTGATCCCCAAACTCAGCCGTGATGAGGTTACGCCCCATCTCGTAGTTGCCATCAATCTCATTAGACTCAAACTTTAACCTTACTAGGCGATGCTCAACACGTAGGTCAATCTTACCGGTCTCCTGGTTAAAATAGTATGGTCCGGAGTCTTCTGTGGATGTACCAGATGGAAATTTACGTCCCAGAATGGTCATCGCCATCGTGCCAGTCTGTAAGAAGTTTGGCTCAACACGACGAAGGTGCATGCGTAGATTAACACCTTGGAGTGCGTCTTGGCTTGGGTTACCTGTTAACCAGCTAATATCGCTAGTAGTAATGCTGGAGTATACCGCAAACTCGCCATTTAGCGCAATCTCATTGACACCAAACTCATGCTGCCAGATATTAAATCCGCCGGTAACGTAGAACACAGACTGACCCGGTAGTACAGTAATTGAGAACGGTGTGCTGCATGTTACTAATGTAACGCCCGGGGTTCCGATGGTAGTATTATAAATGTTCTGACTAGAAACTATTTGATAGGTTGCGTTAAAGCTATTACCTGTCGTAAAGGTTACATTATCTCCAGGGCTAAACTGGGGTGTCTGATCACCCGCTAAATAAAATTGACTTGCAGTTGGTGCGGCTAGACTAGCTGGGTGTGCAATAACGGTCTGGGCTGCACCATAGATTGTGTTATAGTTCCAGTCGGCCCAGATGGGTGTAGGAAACAACTCAGTGGTGTAACCACATGAGCGTTGAGCACCAGTTGCTTGCCCAGCGTCGTACCATAGCTTATCTTTTACGTTGTAAATGATTGCGTCTGTGCACTCCGTCGCCGTACCTCTAGGATAAAAGAACCAGATCTCATTGTAGCGTGGGACTTTAGTCGCCCACACCTTTTGACGCTGCTCGTAGTTTAGGTTGTCAAACAGGTAGTTTATGTTTTTATCATTTGGGACTACCGTTACCTGACCATTGTAAGCATAGAACCGGTCGGTACCTAACCAATAAAAGACACCATCCATCTCCACAACGGAGTTGGAGGACATGATTGAAATCTGGCTGGAAACAATATCATAGTTCCAATAAATTGGAGCTGTTGCTGCTGTAAATGTAACACGAATAAGTGAGTCTGTTGCCCAGAATAAACCCGCGGGTGAGTTAGTACCGCCGCGCATTGGCATACCCTTAACAATCTTGGATGATGCCACATTGACCTGGTTGGCTAGAGGCCCGTTCCAGTCGTAAAATGTTTGCGCGCCATACGTTGTACTGACATTATTATTTGCGATGTAGCCAGCGGAGCCGTACACAAAGATAAATGGGTACAGTACACACACGCCGCCATCAACGCTAATCGGTTTGTAAGTTGGTGCTGATCCTGCGCTGTCAGATAGTCCAGAGAAGGTCCAAGTGTTTCCCGATGTGGGGGTGACACCACCAACTAATACCTGGGTCGGCACACCATTATCAATGTTTGTTAAATTTAAACCTGGGTGGGCAAACACGGATAGCTGGTTACCTGATGGACTGAACTGAGAGTCAAACTGCCAAGTGACCCGGTAGTTACCAACGGAAGGATCTGGTTGATAATCTAAGTCCCCGGTAAACACAGGCACATTATCTATGTATACCGTTGTCGGGGTACCTATGATGGTGCCAGTGGATATATTTACTGTAGTGTTTGGTGTGGAGAATACAGAGGTGCTTACTGTGTATACAATTGGTGTACCTGTCTGGGAAAAGATGATCTTAGTACCCGTTGGGAATACTGTTGTCTGATTTCCGGCGACCACAAACGATGTAGAGGTATTAGACAATAACGTAACGTAGCTTGTACCTGGGAGAATTGTGGCCATGAATGGGCCACTGCCCTCTGGCAATGCGAGGCCAGTGGTAAATACATCAAGCTCTTGGTAGTTACCAGCAAATATGTAGTTAACGCCGTTATATGGTTGCGCGACCATGCCACGGTAGATACCGACTAGGCTATTAAATATCGTGCGGTACCCACCAATTTTCTTTGGGTCTCCGCGTTGAAAACGGCACCATACACCATCGGTGTACTGGTCATTTTGAAACACAGTACCATCTCTTTTAATACCCGCCGGAACAGCTAAGGAATAAATCTGAGTATACTGTGAGGTATCCTGTTGCTGATTATCAGCGGCCATTAGAACGCACCGCCGCTAATGAGTTGTGCTGTCAGCCTCGCGTTTACTGTTACTAGGGGCTGTGATGGGTTGGTATTATCAATACTAACTAACTGTGTTGAATTTGCTGATAGGCCAAGTATACTGGTACCTACTAGATACATGCCCGTGTGAGTGTCGTTATTAAACGAAAATGAAGGTAGTCCCGCGGTTCCATTTGTTGCATAAAACAAACCAGTGGAGCCCGTTGTCAGTGGGTATAAGTTCACACCATCACTTAACATTGTAACAATACTACCCGCCGTTAATACGAACGGTGGCTGACTTGTGCCTTGATTCTGGAACGTAATGTTATACCCGAGCTGGTTAGTATTATTAACCAAAATATAAATCTGGGTAATTGCTGGTAGTGTAACGGCTAGTGTCTGTGTCCGTGTGCCAGACTGCGCAATGTATGTCTGAATAACTGGTGCAAAAGATACCAGGTTCAGTGTGTTACCTACAATGGTATCCACATCGTAGGATGCCGCTGTGAAGGTTACGTTTGGTGCAGTAAGGAAGCCTACAGTAACAAAACCATTGCTTGTGGAGTCAAACATGATAAACCCAGAGTCGCCAGGGTTTGCAATGATGGATGACTGACCATTGATTAATGATGGGGATACTGGGCTAATTGTGAGTGAGCCAGAGCCATTATTTCTAAATCCAATGAACCAGCCGGCAGATAGACTGGAAAATATTGGTAAATTAAATGTTCCAGCGCCGCCATTCCATACAAACGTAGCAGCGCGGCTAAGATCATTAATGACTGGAGAAGATGTAACATCTACTAGGTTTTGAGTGGTGGCTAGTTGCCCACCGACTGTTGTCAGCCCTGCACCAGCCAATGAGGCCGCGTCGGCGACAGAGGTGCCCGCCGCGAAGGTAACGTTGTTCCAGACACCGGCGGCTGTTGTGTTATCTACGAGGTACACATACTTAGAGATACCGACGGGAACAGTAAATGACGCACCACTGGTGTAGTCTGTAACTAAGAAAGAAAAAGCGCCTAAGTTGCGGAATAGGATGTCTGAGCCCAGTGTTCCCTGATTGCCTTGTGGCAACGCAATGGATAGGCCAGATGTTGATGCTGTACAGTCAATAATACGAGCAGCAACAACCTCGGCACCATTGACAGTTGATGGCCAGTTTAGTGTCTGGTTTGTGCTAAAAGGCAGCGCGAGGTATGAGACATCAGTTGGTGTTACAGCTGTCCCTGTGAACGGCGAGACGTATACTGGAGTGGTCATAATTTTTCTTTAAGGTTCTGATACAATAGTGTTGCGGTCTATGCGACGTGAATTGTCTTCTTTTTTCAGTGCACCAACGGCGTCTGTGTAGAATTGTTTCCACACAGGTAGCTTGTCAATAGCCTTTAAGTAACCCTGTGCTTGCAACAAGGCACCGTATAACATCGCCTGTGGTGCGATAGCTGTCCATAGGTTTTGTTGATTAGAAGAATCTAATGGTTGAACCTCTGCGTAGTAAATAATTTCTACGGGGTAGCTTGTATCTGGCTGTGGGGCAAAGTTCCAGTTGCTGTAGTCATAGTCCGCGTAGTATACTGGCTTGCCTGCCGATGACTCAGATAAGTACTGGGCCACATAGTCCTGGCTGCGTAGTAAGACTGGTTGCCCGTTGACCTTCATAGAGACAGTTTTTCTCCAGCGTGCTGGCTTGTTCAGAACAGTTTGGTTTTGCGCAAGATTGGTCTCTACCACAATCAATTGTGGGTAGGTCTTAAGCTCTGCAGCAATTGATGACTCTGCCAGCGCAATCAGGTTAGGTATCTGTGCAATGAAGTCCGGGTCATTTCTTTCCATGTACTGCTGGATATTAAGTACGAGGCTATCGTACGACATGATCACTGACATTTATAGCCACCTACATTCTTTAATATACTCATATTTTTTACTAGGCTTTCCTTTTCCATAACACCAATGTTTAATTGTTGGTTCTGGGATATTAAGCGCAATAGACGCTGCTTTAGTATGTTCGTAAACAATGCCGTTGACTTGAACTTGTTTAATTTGACCTTTGGCAATACGAGTCAATTTTCTTGTTGCTTGACGTTTGGCGATATGGTTTTCGCTGTGGGGTTTGGAAACTTGCAATAAAAATTGCTGTTTGTGTTGTTCAGATTGCCATCCTAATTTTCCAGTGTTCCAAGGTTTTATCCCAATCATCCAAGGTGTTGACTTTGAAATGCCTTTCAATGGACTAATATAGTTATCACCGCGAGGTTGTGATGTTGGTGGTTTTGCTCCGCCCTCAGCAATATTCCAACCAATTTGTCTAGTCGGCCTAATTTTAGATTCTAAATCGTAACAATATTTATCTTCACATATTAAAATAATTTGTTTTATTAGGTTATCCCAACCGTATTTTTTAATAGCCGAATTAAGATGCTGGTTTTCAGAATATTTACTATGTCGCTTAAAACGAGCTTCGGTATTTTTAGATACACCAACATATCCTTGACTAAATATATCAGTATGGTCTTTATGACGTATCCAGTATAAAGAAGTACTCACGAAGTATAGTACCTTATCGCGGGAGTAAAATAAATGGGTGATTTGTCCCTATCTTCCTCACTAGCTTGTAAGAATGCTTTTCCAGCTTGTGCTTCTAAGTATTGAACGCGAACCATGTCGACTCCGGGGAGTTGTAAAGACATAGAATGTGACAATTGTTTTTGGACACAGTTTACCCAGCGATCTGGTACGTAAATCTGATTTGTCAAAGATCCTACATCTTGCATTTGAACCTCAACAATTAACTGAAACATTTGAAACGAGTTATTGGGCACTGGCCAGATGTACATCGAGGGCTCAATGGTCCTATCAAACCAATACTGCAATGAGCGCTGGCTAGGGAACTGTTTATTTGGGAGATTCCAGTAGTCATCGCGATTTAAACGGGCGAGTGGAATGACTTGCTGGCTCGTAGAGAATACGATTTGACGTATAGAGAACGTAGGTGCAACCGTTTCACGCAGCCTGTAGTAAAGGTGCGTTGGTGTTGTGGTGATGTTAAAGTAGGCCCACTCTTTATCTGAGAGTGTTGTAGTCGGTAGTTGCTTTACTGTTGTCCAAGTGATTCCATCTTCGCTGGTCTCATAGGCAAAGTTATATGTTGTTGTGCCAGTACCTACTGCGTAGCCATTAAACCCAACGTAGTAGACAGGCTGTGCTGATTGGTACTGAAGACCAAAATAGTTAGCACCAACTGTGGAGGTAGAAACCAAGGACAGGTTTTGATCAAATACTGCAGGTGAATCTGGATTACTAATAGGCAAGTACTCAGAGGCTGCCTGGTTGATAATGTAGACCCAGTTTGATTCTCGTACATCAATCACTGTCTTAGGTAGGACTAACTGTTGCTGGGCCGTTACGGCGCCAACGAGCATGTTCTCCAACAACCAAAGATTAACACCGAGGTTAGATAGGTTTTGAAGATTATAAAACAATGCCTGCTTGGCGGCACCAATAAGCTCCGGGGTCATTTCTTCTGCGGTCTTACCGGCGTCACGAAACGCAAAGGAGATCAGTTGATCAACGTTGACTGTTGTATTTCCAGTGGTGTTGCTATAGGCCATGGGTTACTTCTTTCTTTTTACAGAACCACCGCGTTTTTTACGATTCTCCGGACTGACACCACGCGATGCCTCGCGTTTAGCTTCATCTCGAGCTTCTGTAGATTTTTGGTATGCCTCATCAAGTCGTTGTTGCATTGGCTTTGTGGACCAACCTTTTTTGGCTTCTTCAACAAAAGTTCTTGTACCTATATTGCCACCAACTTCAGTTTCTTTACTTGGGTCATACGGTGAATACGATGTACTGCCACCTTCGGCCATTTTTTTAATCTTACCGCCTTTGCAGTAATGGCTACCTTCTGCGGACATTTTGGTGGTTTGTTTAAAATCTTTCATTTTTATCTTCCGCGGCCAGCGGCGCGCTTAGTTACTTTGTTTGGTAATTTGTTTGATGCGGGTCCAGCCTTAATAAACTCCTTGGCAACCTTCTTAGGGATGCCAAGGGTTGATTTGCCAGCGGCCGCGGCGTACATAGCCTTCATTTGTTGTTCCGACTTAACTGGCATATTAGCACTTGCCTTTTACTTTGCCGCCCTTTTTCTGGGTAGGTACTGGGCCCGCTGGGCTTACACCGCCCGGAGCTTGCATTGCTGGTGCTGGTGCTGGTGACATAGCCTGTCTTTCAGCTTCGCTAATTGCGCCTTGACCGCCCAATGCACCTGCAAGGGCGCCTTGCTGCAGTGCTGCCGCGGGTGCTTGACCCTGGAGAAGTGCTGCCTGTTGTGCTTTTTTACGTGCAATCATGTCCATACGGGCCTGAGCGATACGATTCTGCTCTGGTGTTCCCATAACGTTGTTCTTAAGCTGTGTACCAACACCACCAATAGCGTCCATGATGCCACCATCAGCTTTTTTAACAATCTTACCACCACACTTGAATTTGCTCACGGTGCCAGTAGCTTTTGCCTTACGGCCCTTTACAGCGGCGCTTGGAAAGTCTGCGGTTTTACCTGACTCTTTAGACTTGATGTACGGGTCTTTATGACCTGCGGGCTTGCTTTTTTCTTTAGCTACGTCGCTGCCCTTAAAGGCTGGCTTTGCTACGGCCTTAGATGGTGCCGCAGCCTTTTTGTCGCCGGTTACTGGTGTCTTGACTAGTCCACCAGCTTTGTATCTTGGTAATGTTTTAAAGCCGTCCATGGTAATTCCTTGAGTGATTGGTTGAGTAGTCCTACTTATATTAATGCAAAAAACAGGCTATTTACGCCCCTAAGAATAGCGCTCTTTCGCGCTTTCTACGATTTATAAGCACATCTGGTTTGTTCCACATCAGTATGGCGTCAGCTGCACCCTGTAGGTCATTTTCGTTGATCTTCTTGACCACTGTGGATTTCTTAAAATTTGTCTCACCGATATTAAAGCATAGGCTGTACAGGGCGTCGAATTGACCCTGGGTAAGGCTGACCCTCACCGATCTCTCTACGGCCTCGCTACACCACCTTAAATCGCTTCTCAGAAGCTCTTGTACCTGTTCATCTGTTAGGGTCGCGGTGATGAGGTGCTGCTCGTCGGACTTGATGAGATGCCCAACTCCGATGGTCCATAAGCCCTTAGAGTCCTTATAGGCCTTGTTACGGGCACCTTCCTCCTTGGTGATAAAGTCTAGTGTGGATTTAGCGATGGCCATGATGTTCTCTTCAATCTGGGTGTACCTGTCTGTGAAGTGGATCGCTGCAAATATGCCAACTACCCACATCAGTACTACTAATAGCTTTTTCATTCATGCTCCTTACTCTGCATATATTAATGCAAATTGGGGTTTATTATTTATTTAGCGCGTCGTACTGGTCGTAGCAGGCTGCAAGGCCGGTACGGATAATGTCTGCTCTGGCAGCTTCCCTGACAAGAAACTCTGCATCGTCGGCAAAAAGGGTTGCCCCAGTTCCACACGATCCAGTGCCGGTGGCTTGGGCGCGACTGGGACGGCTACGCAGCTCGCTAATAGCATCAACGAGCTTAGTATTAATATCACGGATTTGAGCATTCTTTTCACTTTCTATTCTGTCGGCGGACGCTTGGTGCGCTTCTTGGAGCTTTTGTGTCTCAATAGCCTGTTTGGCTTTGTACGACTGGAAGTCCACATCCCGTAGATGCCAGCCAAACCAAATGCTGCCAAGTAAAATAAGAGCTCCTGCTGCCAACTTAACATAAGTGAGTGCCGATAGTGGGAACATTATTGGTCTACGCCTTCTGTAGTTACAAAGCGCAGCGCTGCTACAATGATGCCGATGGCAACAAGAATGATACCATAGTATTTCTCATCAATGACGTTTTGTAGGCTGGAGAAGTTATCCATCAGCGCGCCAAAGACAACCAAAGCGAAAGAGAACCACATAGTCTTAGACTTGTGGATCTGCTTTCTCATTTGTCAGCCTTACCGTCTAGCTTGTCCTCAATCCGGTGTAACGATTTGAGAACTTCATACCATCTGTCATTAAAGTCATCTTTGCTGACATAATGGGTTGGAAGCTCTTCGCGCAGCTTGGCCACGTCATTCTTGAGTTCTTGAACCGCGGTCCAAAGCTCCCTACAAAACCAGCCCAGCACAGTGCAGGCGGTAGGTAGGATAAAGTTCATCATTGACTGGAAGTCCATTATCATTCTTATGTAAGTTGGCGGCGGGTTAGGCCGCCAAGGTTTTTATTGAAGTACTTCTACTTCGGCTTTTTCAACCGGGGCCGCTAGTGAATCTTCTAGCAACTTGATGAAGGCATTCTTGCCTACATTGAGCTGATCCAGATTGAACTGTGCGCTGCCAATCTTGCGATCTAAGTCGATACAATGATTAAAAAGCGCTTGTTGCTCTAGTGTTAAATCAGAATGCTCATACTCTTTATCATTGATTGTTACGGGGTTTGGTTTTTTCTCGCCCATAATTTTCTCCTAAATGTGCCACCAAAAAGGGCTGGTGGCTTGCCCTAAATTTTTAAGCTGACCAAGGCAAAGCTTGATTGCTAGGTGATACAGGAGGATTTAGGATTGAATCAATCTGCCCTTGTACGCAAGCCTGTGTGTTGGCAATACCATCTTCACCTAGCGCATCAAATACCCATTGCATTACTTGTGCTTCTGTAAGGTCTGCGTATGGTGTAAATGTTCCGCCTTGTTGAATAGTGAACTGGCTGTTCCCGCCAATTTCAGCGGTTGTGCCTGATTGGTCACCAGCACAAATCCATTGCGCCAATACTACTACATCTGTTTCTCCGTCTACTTGGGGTAGTGTAGACATTGCTGTGATGTTCCAGTTAAATTCGGTCATTTTATTTTCCTTTTAAAGTTGCGATTTCTAATGCTTGTGCTTCTAGTTTTGCGTTGAGTTGTTGGCAATAAACAATAAGGTCAGGAACATATTTGGAATAATCTACAGACCACGGAACAGCCAAATCTCCAGATTCGGTTAATTCATCAGTTCCTTTAACGACTGCTGAAGGCTTAATTGGTTCAGCTTCCTGTGCAAAAACACCAATATCTTTTTTGCCAGTTGATTTCCATTCAAAATTACGTATTTTTAAATTATCAATTACAGAAGTTTCAGTAGCCAGTCCTAAGTCCTCTTTTAAACGAGCGTCTGAAGATGTTGTATACGCAGTTACGTTTACATAAGTTGTAATAGAACCTGTTTCTGAATTATTCCATCCTCTAAATTTAATAATTTTATAGGAAGTATTGTTAGAACCATTTTGTAAAATAAGACCGCCTGTACCAGCATCTCCGTTTCCGGGCATATAAACAGTTGAGGTGTAACGAGTGCTCCAATCTCCATTGTTATCACACCACAGTCTAGGATTACCATCACCATCAGATAACACAATGTAGTT